TACGGTTGGGATGCTGAGACATACTGTCACAAAATATACGCAGGCCGAGAGAAGGAGACAACATGTCCCGTCACCATTACAACGTGGCAATCTATCTATAAGTTACCAAGAACTTATTTTGAAGACTTTAGTGTTGTTGTAGGAGATGAAGCACATCAATTTAAATCTAAATCACTAGTTCAGATTATGACTAAGTTGCATACTGCAAAGTATCGCTTTGGTTTTACTGGTACATTAGATGGAACCCAAACACATAAGTGGGTATTGGAAGGATTGTTTGGTCCAGCATATAAGGTGACAAGGACTAAAGAATTAATGGAGAAAGGTCAATTAGCAAAACTCGACATTACATGTCTCGTTTTAAGGCATCCGCCTACTAAATTTGAAACCTATGAAGATGAGATACAATACCTTATTCAACACGAACAAAGAAATAACTTTTTAAAGAACTTAGCATTAGATCAAAAAGGAAATACTCTATTACTTTATAGTAGAGTTGAGTCTCATGGTGAAGTACTATACAATTTAATAAATAATAGTAAGTCAGCGAATCGTAAAGTATTCTTCATACACGGTGGAGTGTCTGCTGATGACCGTGAAAAAGTTAGATCTATTACAGAGGACGAATCAAATGCGATTATCATTGCTTCCTATGGCACTTTTAGTACTGGGATTAACATTAAGCGGTTGCACAACGTCATCTTCGGAAGCCCCTCCAAGTCCAGAGTCAGAAATCTTCAGTCAATTGGAAGAGTCCTTCGCAAAGGGAAAAATAAAGTAAAGGCAATGCTGTATGATATTGCGGATGACTGCACTCATCAGTCCCGCAAGAATTATACTTTAAATCATTTAATTGAAAGGATCAAAACTTACAACGAAGAACAATTCAATTATGAAATAATCTCAATCAAGTTAAAAAGATAATGGAAGAAGATTTTTATGCATCATTAAAATTAATATCGGGCGAAGAAGTTTTCGCTCGTATAGCTGCTTGTGATGAAGACGATAGGACTTTAATATTATTACATCATCCTGTTTTAGTACAGCATATTAAATTACCTGGTGGTAATATTACTGCTGGTTATAAAGTAGAACCTTGGTTAAAGACTAATGATGAAGATATGGTGGTATTAGATATGAAGAATGTTATGACTATGGTAGAATGCAAAGAATCAGAAATGATAATGATTCATCAAAGATATGTTGAAGATTCTTCTCAAGAAGGAAATCTATCTCGTATAGATAGACGTATGGGATACATATCTAGTGTCAAAGATGCTAAAAGAATGTTAGAACAACTCTATAAGAAAGATATTAGTAGCTAAAGCTATTCCTGAAACTTCCACAAAGTTATTCTATAGACATTTTGACAAGTTGTCAAGCCCATGTTATAATATGATGAGGTGAGAGATACTTATGTCGTTTACAACTATGCCTAGACGCAGGGCCAGGTCAGAGCATTATGTCAATAATAAGGAGTTTCTTGCTGCTATTGTTGCATACAAGCAATCTATTAAAGATGCTGAAACATTAGGAAAGGATAAGCCAAGGATTACAAATTACTTAGGAGAATGTTTTTTGAAGATTGCGACACACTTGTCGTACAAACCCAATTTTGTCAATTACATGTTCAAAGACGACATGGTATGCGATGGAATTGAAAACTGTGTGCAGTATATCAATAATTTTGACCCTGCTAAATCTTCTAATCCTTTCGCTTATTTTACCCAAATCATACACTACGCTTTTCTTAGACGCATTCAAAGGGAAAAACGACAGTTAGAAGTAAAGAATAAAATCTTAGAACGTTCTGGATTTGAACAAGTGATGGTTGATGACAACACACTTGACGGTGGTAACTATTCAGATTATAATAGTATCAAGGATAATATCCATGCTAAATTACGTAGCGGTAGTCAATGAAGGTTGCACAATCTTGCAATCTCTTAATTGGCAATTATCCTCATCAAAATGAACTGAAGGATGAAGTTTTGTCTTTGTTAGAAAAAACCCAATCTATTCCTCGTGATCATAGTAATGTTAAAGCATTTCATACTGATTGGGATTGGGAACCAAAAAATCTTAAGATTAAAAATCTTAAATCCTTTATCATATCAGAATTAAAAAAGTTTTATAGAATTGTATTTAAGGATGGTACATCATACCCAATAGTATGTAAAAACTTTTGGGCAAATGTTTATTCTAAAGGTGATTATGCAGACACACATGATCATGTCCCTTTCCACTTTAGTTTTGCTTATTTTTTAAAGTGTGAGGAAGATCATTCTCCATTATTTTTTAGTGAAAGTGGAAGAGGAGTACTTCCTAGTGAAGGAAGATTTGTTGTTTTCCCATCTTACTTAAAGCATCATGTTCCTGAACAAATGCATGATGATACACGTATAACTTTATCAGGTAATTTTTACGTTCAAATATGAAAGTAGCAATCATTACAGACCAACATTTTGGTGCTCGTAAAAATTCAAAACTGTTTCATGATTACTTCCAAAAGTTCTATGATGAAATCTTTTTTCCATATCTTGAAGACAATAATATCGATACCGTTATTGATATGGGGGATACTTTCGATAATCGTACAGGGATTAATTTCAGTGCTCTCTCTTGGGCCAAAGCAAACTATTTTGACATTCTACGAGATAGGAAAATTAGTGTTACGACTATTGTTGGTAATCATACCGCCTACTACAAAAATACTAATGCAACAAATGCTTGCGAATTATTATTACGAGAGTACGATAATATCCATATTATCCCTGAATATCAGGAGTTGAATATTGGTGGGTTAGATATAGCATTTGTGCCGTGGGTTAATAAAGAGAACGAAGATACTACATATAAGAAACTTAAGAAATCTAAATGTCGTGTTGTAATGGGGCATTTAGAACTTAATGGTTTCTTAGCCAATGCTCATCACGTCATGGAACATGGACAAGATAAAGGAATCTATAAAAGATTTGAAAAGGTATACTCCGGTCATTATCATCACAGGAATTCTCAAGATAATATTCATTACTTGGGTAATCCATACGAAATTTATTGGAACGACTGTGGCGACGTAAGAGGGTTTCATATATTTGATACTGAGACTTTAGAACATACTCCAGTTAATAATCCTTTTGGTATTTTTGAAAAGTTATATTTTAATGATACTAACTATCAAACATTTGATGCACGTCCATATGAGAATAAGATAGTTAAAGTAATTGTACAAGACAAAGGTAAAGGAGTTAAACTTGATAAGTTTATTGATAAGTTATATCAGGCAGGAGTTGCAGAATTAAAAACTATTGAATCATTTGATTATGGTACAGGATTTGTAACTCATGAGAATCAAGGACAAGAGAGTGAAGATACACTTACTCTCTTAAGTAAGTATGTTGATGAAGTTGAAACATCTATAGACAAATCTAGAGTTAAAAAGATTCTAGAAAATGTTTACAGAGAGGCATGTGAGGTGACATAATGCATTTAATTGCCGTTGCTGGTAAAGAAGACAGTGGAGCATACGCTGTTAATGATAGGTTCGGCCAAAAGGTGTTATATCTCTTTATAGAAGAAGATGATGCTGATCGATATGCTATGATGTTGGAAGAAAGAGGTTATCCCGAAATGAGTATCATTGAAGTGGATGATCGTTCTGCCCTTAACGTGTGTGAAAACAATGGTTATAGGTATTCCATCATTACAAAAGATGACATTGTAATTCCTCCTGATGATGTTGAAGGTGATTTAAATGATTTGCTTCCAGAAGGTTAGATGGAAAAACTTTTTAAGCACTGGTAATCAGTGGATAGAAGTTAGTTTAACTGAACACGACACGAATATTATTGTTGGTACAAATGGTGCTGGTAAATCCACCATTCTAGATGCCTTGTGTTTTTCTTTATTCAATAAACCATTTAGAAAGATTACCAAATCTCAATTAGTTAATACTACTAATGAAAGGGATGGAATGGTTGAGGTTGAATTTACTTTTAAAAGTAAAAGTTATAAGATAGTTAGAGG